CTAACAAATCTAATGACGTTCCTAACATCTCTATCAGATGCTCACGGTAATACACTTCCTTCATCAACGAACCTGACACTAACACGCGGGGCATTGCAGGAGCAGTAACCTGAATATACTTATAACCATCCTCATCAATTGACTGGTTCTTGAGAATCATGTAGACATAGTCCTCAAGGTTATCGCGGTGTAGACCAGTAACAACATGCTTCACAGGAGAACCATTATTCTGATCACTATAGGTGACGATGTATGACTTATCAAGAGGATCCTTCTTGATAACAATTGAATCATCAACGTTATCATTATCGAGGTTATTGATCAAGTGAATCTTAACAGAAGAGGTAGTGAGGGCCATTTTAGTAGTATGCTATCATATACTGCTAAAGTGCATTCAATTTTTGAGTCGAGTGTTATTGTTGCCTGAATGAGAAGGCAGATTTATCAAATACAATTTGACCATTCTGTTGTGCGCGTTTCTGCATTAAACGAATAGATGGTAAAGAATTTATATTATAAGGGCTGATTGCAGTTCTTGCTAAAAGATCATCTATATTGGGTGTCGTTGGTGGAACAATTGGCACAGGAGCAATCGATTTGAATGAATTATTTGGTGGATTTTCTAATGCAGTTGTATTATTAGACAATCTTGCAAGGCGGGAATTCTTATAGGCTATTGTTGCACCCGCGGTATAAGCAGCTGCCGTCTGTATTGCAAGCTTTTGAGGGGTTATTAGAGTATTCGCAGTAGTATTCAACAAGATTATTGAAGATCTTAGTGTATCAGATATACTATTTGCTTTATCATTTGCTGCATTTATCGCCCACGATTTAGTTTTAACAGATGATACATTAGAAGAAATTGCATTTGCAGTGCTTAATAGTGTTAAAACAGTTGATGCATTAGAAATAGATGAGATTAAGTTATTTTCACTGATTGTATAATCCTCCAATTTACGGGTTAGAATATTATTACATCGATATATTACTGATACAGAATCAAAGGCTGATGAATTTGAAGTAACTATCTGAACCTGATTTAATACATATGTTATAGTAGTAGAAGCATTATTAGCTATTACAAGTGTAGCTAGTTCTGGAGTTGGAGTATTCTGTATTGCATTCTTTAAATCCATAACAGCATTTGTTAGACCTTGAGAGTTATAAGCTGAAATATCAGCATCATTCGAAATATTAAGTAATGAAGCAGAAGATGATACAAATTCAGTTAAAGCATATAGCGGGGTTGCAGAATATGTATTTGGAACAGCTATAGGAGAATTATACCCTTGTGGAGATGTAATATATATATCTGGAACAGATATGGGAGAATTATAGCCTCTAAGAGTAGATGCTACTCCAATTTGACTATTCGCCATGAATTCTGAAAAATAATTGGATTCATTGTTTGCCCTAGCAATAGAATGAAGGGTATTTGTAAATGTACTTAAATTTATTATGGGTGTAGAATAATTTGTAGTAGATGGAGCAGATACTTGAGTTATGAATGTATTTATACATGTAAGGACATAACTAGCTATATTAATAGCATTTTGAAGAGGAACATGTCCTGTGCCATATTGCGAAATAAGTGACTCTTTACCTGCAATTTTAGACAAGACATCTGTAACAGTTTTTATAACAAGCTTTGCTACTGTCGTAAAGCATTTCTGTAAGGTTAAATTCGCAGTAACAGAAGCTGATTTAATAATTGCTGCCCCAATTAGACTACTTGTATTAGAAATATACAGTGCTGTATTAGTAGATGCATTATTATAAGTAGTTAAGGCTAATTGAACAGTGGTAGCTACTGTACTAGATATTGACGAGAGCCTCACTGTATCGAGAAGATTTATATCTGGTATTAAATTTCCCTTCATTGAAACTGTAGAAAGTGTGCTTCTAGTTTCAAGTTGTAGGGCATATGCCTCAGTTGTCAGGAATCCTGAATACGCGGCATCAGTACATGCCTTTGCTACAGCCTTTGCATTTGTATATTCTACATTTGCTAGATTAAATGCTATCTGATTTGCATAATTAATCTGTGAAGCTGCATTTGTATAGTTTACAGCTGTGATTTGTGAAATAGCTGAACCTGGAGGAGTTAATTGGGCATTTAATAAAGAAAGATTTAAACTGGCATAATTAGCAGAAGATTCAGCAGATATATCGCTCTGTATATCGGTATATCTTAGTTGAGCAAGAGTTAATAGCTGTTGATCATTATATATGGGGCCTAAGCCAGAAAGTAAGCCTACAGGGTATGAATTTGTAGTATCAAAAGTTACTACACCATGAACTCTATTTCCTCCGAATGCAGTATTCATCTATTCTATAGTTATAAATTATAAGTATAGAATAAAATATTGTCGGAACTCATTAATATGAAAACATTAAAGCTCCACGACCTCCATATATTCTTAAAATGTTATATGTCTCAGCATAAGAATGAACTATATATCGATCAACAAAATCATCATTTATATTACCAGTCTTACCATGAAACCCTAAGACTAATTGTAATTTCTGAATCTTATCAAGATTCGCCTGACCAACTGGCATTGAGAAGGGTGTATAACCATTCTTAATACCAAAGGGTAGATTATAAAAATAGCGATTTACCCATGGTGCTTTTCTTTGTTCTGAAGATGGTAAAAGAGAGCGAAATAGTGCTACATTCTCAGAACTAAAACGATTTAAGCTATCCGTATAGTTCAAGGCTAACCAGCGTATGGGTTCAGAATATCTGGTAGAAAATCCTGGACTCAAGTTTTCAAAAAGTCTCTCATCCAATCCAGTTGCATCGGGCCACCATGGTGCAAAGGGGAATTTAGTATTACTTAGATCTCTTGTCCCTAAGAAGGGTGCATTAAATCCTGAGGCCTCATATTTCTGGCAATAAAAGAATATATCCCTAGTGGGATTTGGTATAATTAAGGGTATAGTAACATTCCTATTATAACGCGTATCTACAGGATTGAATGTATAATGTTGTACGATTGGTACTTGAATGTCTGCTATGCGGAATCTATTAGCTTCGGGTTTATCAAGGTATATATATTCAACCATAAGATATGCGTCAGCAATTGAGAATTGTGTAGGCATTTTTATATTAGATGGATATTGAGAAACTGTAGTATCAGGAGCTCTAACAGGTTCCAATCCAGAAACCTTAGATCCAAGTAAATCTGAGTAATAAAAGGAAGAACCTAGCATGGGCCATAATGAACCACCTGACAAATTAGTGATTATTATATTATCACTTGAATCGGTTTGCCTTGATTGAGTATAGTAAAGATTATTAATAACATTAAAATCAAGACTTATACGAACTTCATCAATATTAAGTGCATCGATGGGCAGATAACATCCAGGATCTCCCCTGCTGAACCAGAAGGGTAGGTTTACTACGACTTGCTCGGAAGTGTTAGAATTTCCAAAAGAAGTATCCGTGAAGCCATTGTCCTTTCTACAAATCTGCCTACTAGTCTCTACAGTCTTCTCTAAGGGTGTCTGAAAGTCATCTATGATTTCCATTAATTGACCAGATATTGTATCAGATAATACACCTCCTATATGAACCTGTGCTTGATTTATTAGATTATGTCCTAATGAATTAGTCCATCCAAAATGTGGTCCCACAAATGATACTGATTGGCCATTGACTTTAGTATTCTGTGCTAAAACCCGTGGTGTCTGAATATCTGGCATCTGAACAACTAAAAAAACTCTGGATATGAGTTCACCACGAACTGGTAACCGAGCTATAGCTGTCTTACCAAAATCAGCCGATGTATCAAAGTCAATCCTTGCCCAATTTGTTCCATATCTACCTGCCTTGATAAGAACCGTTATGAATGGTTCAATGGTTGGTTGGTCCTTAGGGGGCTGTAACCTCTCATCCTGTATTCCTGTAGATATGATTTTCAGTAGACTAGCTACCATTCTATTCATCTTTCATGATTTTGTTTATGCCATAGTTACGATGTTGTTTACAGAAATGTTCTGATAAAGGATCATTCATTATAGCAGTGCGTTTACAAGAATTACCCTCCTTTGTAAGCGCAATACAAATATAAGCCATACTGGCTCCTTTTCTAACCTTATTTTTCATCCAGGCTTCTGATGACTGGTCAAAGAACTCTGATGTAAACTCTTCGATACCTGGCATTTTACCAATACTTTGAATGGGTATTGTTTCAATTTTAATCAATAAATACTTTATTACAGATACCATTGCCAAAGCGAATCCATTGAAATGCAAAGACAAATACATGAACCTCCCACTCTGTATCAGAAGCTCCACCTGGTGGCTTTACATCAAGAGTTAGACGGAGTGAATTTAGACGACTTGCATTTATAGAACCTGTTGGATCATGTTGACCTGGATGCCTCGCAAAAGAATATCCATAGACAAACGAATCGTATGATACTTTCCCACCCTTATGTGCCCTGGCAATATGAGAACGAAACCAGCTCTCATTCTGAGATATTATATCTTGACCATTGGCTTGAATCTTAGCTGAAGCTAAAAGTGGTTCTAAAGGTGCAAAGGTGGGATCATAATCTTTTTCTAAGGTTGCACTGTAATTTATCCAATTATTATTGAGGGTTACAGAAGCCTTACGTCGTAAAATCCAGACAATTTCCTCTACTGGCTGATTTGCTTCTAAAGGTAACTGAACAGTAATAAGATCATTTCCAGACTTATTTACAACATACTTTAAAGGTTCTGTAAAATCAAATTGTTGAATCTCACGAAAAGGCCTCTCAAAAGGTTGTCTTAGTAACATTTCACGATAGGGTCCATCGACAAAAAACCCTTGTGTTAATAATTGAATATTTTTTAGTGTAGGTTCTTGAGTAAAAGAAGTAAATGGTTTAATTCTATTGATAGATACTCTTGAATCTGAGAAATCCATCGTCTTTAATAAAGGAGTGTCATTACATGAAGCACGTGATCCAGATTTAATGCGAACAAGTTGGTCAAATTTCTTTAAAGTTACACGGATTCTCATAGTTCCATTGCGACATGCAATGATAGGAAATGTAGCAGTGTTAGTCTCTCTTAACATAGAAAACATCAATGGCACTGTTATCCAACCATCTTCTGTAAAAAAGGCACGAAGTCCATCATTTTCTTTTAATTGATCCATCGTCTTATAGCCAAGTGTATTGAAGAGGCCAACTTGTGTATTCAAATCTGGAAATAAAAGACTGGTAACATGTATAGAATCTCCTGTAATTCTTTCTAAAACTTGATCATCTACTTCTAAGGTAGCTTCTTCAAGTATAGATGTTCCCAATGAGTTACAGTAAGTCCACATTTGACTAGGATCCACTGGTATGATTGTATTTATTGACAAAAGATATCTGAATAAAGTAGGAAACCAGTCATTAAGCTGTAATTGAATAAAAAGACCGCTAAGTAGATCGCCACAATTAATATCTCCTAACTCAAAAGTAAATGTCTGACCAAATGCAGCAGGTCCACGAAATGTAAATTCTCGCATAACAGATGACATTGGAATTGTCCGTAGACCCTCATCCCTTGTAAATCTTGTTACTGAAGCGTTCAATGGAAAAAGTGTATTATCCTGTATATCTCGTGATACTAGATCTATTAAAGTTGTTGCAGTTCCTTTTGGTTGTTTTGTTCCATATGCATTTGTCTGACTGATGTCCATCTACTTAGTCCCTGTGCTTCCAAATCCACCCTCACCACGCACGGTCTCTGGAAGAGAATCCACATAAGCTACCTCATTAATATATCCAAGACCTGGAGCAATTACCTGGAATAGACGGGTGCCTGGCTCAATAATTTGAGAAAGGGTCAAGGGAAAGGCTACAGATATAAGAGGGGCCTTTAGCTCACCTCGGTAAGAGAGATCAATAATTCCACGAGTATTTGCCATCATGTAACCTGTCTTGTAAATGGATGATCGGGGTTCTAGAGTGAAATGAGAATCCTCTAGCAAGTCTACACCGGATTCCATTGGAGTAGACTTGATCATACGTGCCTTAACGCCAAGAGGGATCAGGGTAGCTACATTTGTAGGATTCACAGTAGATACTACCTTCAAGTCATACCCTGCATTGTCACGACTCAACTTCTCAACGGTGCCAACGGGAGGGTAGAAAGGCTTTCCCTGCTCTGTAACTAGAAGCTCAAGACGATACATACTATCTTTTGTATGAGGGCTGCCTGGGTCAAATTTAAGGGTACCTCAAAAAATTGACATTGAGTGTAAACGTTATAAATAGTATGACGCGCATCTCAGATATAGTTGACGAGAATAAATTCACTTGTTGTGTTAAGCGGAATCCTAATCCAGGAACCTATCTAATGGAACAAATGCAAGGAATCGCTCTTCTCTTCGGTATCTATAGCACATGTTACTTCATGGAATATGATTTAGCATGTCTTACAGCGATAATATGTATTCAGATTACTGGTATCAATATATACCTAACTATGCGAGCTCTAGAGCAACAGCGAGAAGATATGCTGAATGTATCAATGGATTCAGATTTTAGTGAGACAAGTCAGTCTGAAACAGATGATGATATGCCTCCTCTAATCCCTCTATACCATAGGGATGAGCACGAGGATGAGACTGAGTTCAAGGAGCTTTCTGAATTAATTAAAAACGCGAGAAATGATGACATGCCCGAGCTTGTTCCATACATGAGAATTAATGAGCTATCATTAAGGCAACAAGAGCAAGGTGCCAGGCTTGTAAGGTCTATGAACTATGAGCAGGTAATGGCCTATGAGAAGGCAGTGAAGCGACTTGTAAATGAAACTGCTGAGAGAAATGCCCTACGTGCTGGATTAGCTGAGGAGAAGGATATTATTAGAGAGGTTAATAAGATAATCTCAGACGAGCATTACACATTTGAGTATCTTAAAAATTATAATTAATTTCCAAATACTAAAGCACCCCTTTGAGATTCAATTAAATAAATACCCCAACCAATCGATGTTGCCCTCATGGTCACTCTTTTTTGCCCGTTGCTACTAGGAAGTGTATCAGTAATATCCAACGAAAGAGTTGGTTTATCTGCACTTGTAAAATTAACGGTTCCAGATGGCCTGCGCATTTCTGGAGCCTTATATCCATACTGTGGACCAATTGAAAAAGATATCCAGGAAACAGGAATCCCTGGAGTTTTTTCTGCCTTTGTCCATGGAGATATATTCTGCCAATGCTTAGAATCCCATGCATTCTCACGTTCCTTTGCAGCTATGAGTAATTGTAAGGTATTATAAAAGGATCCTGTCCCTAATGGATTATTAAGATTCCACAATTGATTTCGTTCTATATTATATTCTGACTGAAACATAACCATTACAGATTCTGATGGGTGCCTCCCATCAATTCGTTTTGTAATATTCGAAGTCCCACCATTGCCAACTGATACATAATCGGATGGATCTAAGTTTAATTTATTTTCAAAGGGTCTCAAAAAGGGAATCTGAAAATCTGTAGCCCTTAGTTTAGCCTGTAAATCTTGTCTGACATAACGCTGGGTTGTCTCAAGAGTAATAAGTGGTTTTGCTATATTTTCTCTCTGTATAGGTGTAAAGGGGGTCTCAATTCCATTTACATCTGTTAGCTTCAGATCATGTCGTGTCCAAGGGGTTGGCTTGATTGCCTGGGAAGAAGACTCTACTAAATCTTCTAGACGTCGTAACTTACATCTAATTCTGAATTTTTGACCCGGAAGAGCTACAAAGGGTAATCCACCCTCATCAGGATGAGCACATCCAATGAGTGGTAAACGTAAAGTAAGCCTTTTAGGGGTAGCATTTCTCTGAATATCAAGTGGACTCCCCTTGTGACACCCTAATTCCTTAAGGATGAGAGTCTCTTGTGATAAGGAACTCTGGAAATGAAACCAACTGTATAAGAAGTCTCCACTGAATTCCTGCAGTAGAAGCTGGTCCTGGTAAAACTGAATCTGTTCAAATAAAAAAGCTCCTATTCCCTGTGTGTAGCCATATGTATTACCACTGGAATCAGTTACAATATTTTTTGGATTCAATGGAGCTATGCTAAGAGGTAACCAGCTAGGTAAATCTATTACAAGAGAAGCTGCAATTAATAAGTCACCAAACACTTCCATCTCCCATTCGACTGAGCGACCAAAATCAATCATATTGAGAGGCTGTGTTTGTCTAGTTTCATCAATCATAGCAGGCCAAGTTTGCATATTATAAGAAAAAGGGACATGTGCTGATTTATCATTACTCATGAAATATACATCTTTTTTACCTCTCGCCACAAGTTCTAATAAAGAACCTTCTGCCGAGGTGTTTGGTCTGTCCATCTAATTAGTTTAATATATCTGTTTAAAACTTATTACGCCTCCTTGTTTTTCTTTTGAAAGTTTTTCTTCTAAGAGTTTTAGCCTTA